AAAGCAGCAAAATTAATTATTAAGAGGGCTAAAAAGCATCCAGAGTTATATTCAAAAGAAGAAGTTAGGTATGCAAAAGAATTTAGAAAACGTCTTAAAGAGGATGAAAAACTAAACAAACAAAACTAAATTACTATTCACTGGAGGATTAATCGTGGCACTATCTCAACAGGTTGAAGATTCTCTAAGAGAAGCAGAAGCAAGTCTTCGCAATGCTCTTGCATTTGCAGCAAGAAATGAAAGACCAATGATGTGTAAGAGCATATCAGAAACTATATTTAAAATTGACAATGTTATTAAGACTGATGGTATGTTAGATTTATTAGATGAACGTATTGAAGGAGATAGTGGTCAATTCCCACCTCATATTCATGATGAAGATTACGATCTGTAAAGTTAGTATAAAGACAATATTAAATTTATAGATATTAAATATAACTATGTTATAATATCAACACATTCTTCCTCAAAACCAATGATTAACTTAGACGAACGATACCATTCTTACTTAGATGGCAGTAAGAAGATGAGAATAGATGGTATGGAAGAAAGAGTTAAGGCATACGGTTGGCATTGTGATGGTAGTGATATTGTGGGTCATTATGTAACAACAGAGAGTTATCAGTTAATGTATAATATGCAGGGAGTTTTTACGAAAATGATTCCACTGAGAGAACTGTCACAATCAAGTAGATAAATTTCGAATTTTGTGCAATAATATAATATAAGCAAAAAAAAGTATTATGAATCAGTTTTATCAAAAAGAAATCGGTGGGGTTCTTGGAGCGTGTCTTTTAGCTGCATCCACACCAGTTCTTGCTGATGATTACCGATATGGATATTCATCTAGTGAAATATGTTATAGGTCAGAATATAGAGAAGAATATGTTCCAGGAACAGCAAGTTCTCCAGGTTATATAAAGTCTTGGCAAGATACTATTGAGTATCCATGCAGTAGAACAAGAGTAGAGAGAACCCCTGATAATACAAGAAGAACAACAACATATAATGAGTATGATGAGAATGATTGCACTGATGGCAAAATTGCTGGTGCATTGTTAGGTGGTGGTGCTGGTGCTGCTCTATCAAGAGGAGAAGGTAGATGGTGGGCAATCCCATTAGGTGCAGTTGTTGGTAGTGCTATTGGATGTGACGCTGCTGGTGGTTAAAAACCAGCCCTCTAAAGTGTCATCTAGGTGAGAAACAGTTACAGGTTCAACTACTCTGACACTGAAGCAGAGACATGACGTTGGATTAAAATTACTTACCTGTAATGTTTCTCCCACTATTCTGGGCAAGGGTCTATGGTTGTCTCTGTTCAGCAGAGAAATTACGCCCTGTAAGTCCTTTACGAGGAGATGGATGTGCCTCTCGGTTCGCAACCGAAGAAAGAACTAACATCCGCTAGCTTTCTATATTATTGACTCAAATGGCAACAAGATCACGAATTGGATTATTACTTGAAACTGGTCATGTGCTATCAGTTTATCATCACTGGGATGGTTATCCTGAGTGGTTGGGTGTTACTTTGAAAGAAAAGTTTAACACTTATGATAAAATATCAGAGTTAATTGATGGTGGTGATATATCTTGTTGTGATTCAGATTCAGATTGGAATCTTGAGAAAGTAGAAAACCATGTTCAATACTATAATGATCGTGGAGAGAAAACTGAACCAAGATTAGATACAACTGTTGAGGATTATCTTGCTAAAGGTGAAGAATTTGCTTACATATTTGAAAACAATGAGTGGGTATGTTATCAGTTACCTTATGAGGGAGAACCCTATATTGTAGAAATCAAGGAGGCAGCTAATGCTAGTTGATTTATCTAAAGATGAGATGAAAACTATTATTTTCTATCTCATAGGTGATACTAACCCCAAAGCAGTTAGTATTGTCGATAAATTACAACCTATTTCAGAAGCTTGCACATGTAAGGAGGATTCCAATGCCAAATGAAAAGCACTTCATCAACAAAACTGATGAAATGATTGAACAATTTATTGTTGAATGTGAAAAGGAAGCATCAAAGTTAGAAATCACTGTTGATTACTACATTTCTGAGTTTCTTGTTTGACATTTGTTACCCTATCAGTTAGACTGATGGGGTATTTTAATACATATTATTAGTGAATATAGAACTATGGCAAAACTTAACCCTGAATATAAATTAAGAATTGAAGAATTAACCACTGAAGGGTGGACTTTAATTGATAATAAAGCAGTTAATCTTACTAAAGAACAATGTGATATTATGTTAAATGAATTCATGCAATCTGGTGTGACTGCTAATAGAATGAGAGCAGTTTATGATGTGGGAACACCATATCAATCTCCAAAAAACTAATACTAATTAATAACAATGTATGAACCCGAAGTTGATGATTATGTAATCTGGGATCGAGGTGAATATGGAATAGATGAGGGATGGGTGTATTTTAAGGGTGATAAAGTTGATAATGAAATAAGGGTGAAGCATGGATGGAATCCAGTTGCAAGATATATCACCATAGAAACTGGTGTTAGACCTAAACCTCAATGTGATTATTCAAAGAATGATCCTCACAAATATATTCATACATTGTTGTTATGTTATGATACACATTGGCATCAATTAAAGTTTATTAAAAAGCGTGAAAGTAAAGTTATTGAGCATTATTCCCAGTATGATGATATTGCTGGTATTGAAGAGAGTGGTGATAAATTATCAAAGATGTATAAATCTCAAGAGGGAAGGTTGCCAGATTATTAACAACCAGCCCTCTAAATTGTTCCCCTTATATAATACAAAAACATTATGACTTCATCTGCCGATCTTACAGAATTATTAGAACTTAAAAAAACTTGGGGTAAACAAGCATTTGTTTTTACTAATGAACAAAAAGCAAGATACTCTGAATTATTAGAACTTAGAAGAGAAAGAGTTAAATCTTTTTATGAGAATGATAAAGTCTTTAAAGGTGCATCTTCTAAATAGAATATAGGCATATTTAATATAAGAATGAAAACTTTTCAGGAATTTAATTTAATTTGTGAAGCAATCTATGATACAGATAAACCATCTGATGTGCCATTAGAGGTAGGTAAGATTGGTAAGACTAGAAAGAAGACTGCACCTGAAAAACGTAGAGTTAAGGCAGTGGGTGGAGGTAAAACTGCACCCGCTAAAGATTATAAACCTCGTAAAGATATAGGTAAACAACGTCAAGCAGCGACTAGAGTTCAGCAACCAGAGAAAAAGCGTGGAACTGCAAGTTTATCTCCTAGAGAACAACAAAAAAAGGCAGCATTAGAAAGAAGAGCAGCTAAATCTGGTGGTAAAAGTAATAAAAAAGAGTTAGAAAAGAAAGCAACTGCCTTATTATCTAAGAGAGCAAAGAAGAAAGTAGATCCTAACTATAAACCACAGAAAGCTAGTGGTCTTACTAATAAGGAAAGAAGGCAAATTAGGAGACAAGGTAGTAAATTAGTAAGACATTTACAGAAAGGTATTGATAAACCAGCATCAGTTTATAAACCAAAAGAAGTATAAGCAGCCCTGTAAATTGTATCCCTAGTGTAAGTATATGCCCTTCTAGTGGCATTAAAATACCTTTTATGGTATAATTATTGTAATGATTGTTATTTAATGATTGAACTTCGTGAACATCAAAAGACTGTAATTGACACTCTTAGTGAATATAACAAGGGTCAAATTATAGTTCCCACTGGTGGTGGTAAAACTATGTGTATGATTGAGGATGCTAAAAAAGTATCTGGAACTATTGTTGTAGTTGCACCTCGTATATTATTAGCAAAACAATTATGCTCAGAATTTAGAGAGATAATTAATATTCATCCAGATCAGGTAATGCATGTTCACAGTGGAGATTTGACTGGTAAAAGTTTATATTTTTGTAGCACTAAAGCAAACGATGTAAAACTATTTGCAAGTCTATGGGAGTATAAGAAACTACCTAGAATTATATTTACAACATATCATTCATTGCATAGAATACAAGAAGCAGATATTAATGTAGATACAATATATTTTGATGAAGCACATAATAGTATTCAAAAGAATTTTATTGAAGCAGTTGAGTATTTCTCAATATATGCTAATCGTTGCTATTTCTTTACTGCTACACCTAAACATTCAAAGACACCTTTTAAAGCGGGTATGAATGATTCAGATATATTTGGTGATGTATTAATTAATGTGCCAGCACCAAATCTAGTGGAAGCAGGTCACATATTACCACCTAAAGTTGTAATTAAGAAGATAGATGTTGAGGATGATAGTAGATTTGGTTATGAGAAAGATTGTGACCATGTATTATCAACCATTGACGATCTTGATGTAGATAAGATACTTATTTGTGCAAGATCTACTAAACAAATTGTTAGTTTATTATCACTATCTGATTTTGCTAGTGAATTATCTCTTCGTGGATATAACTGGATGTATATTACAGCAAAGACTGGTGCTATCATTAATGGTAAGAAAGTTGATCGTGAAAGTTTCTTTAATACCCTCAATACATGGGGTAAAGGTAATGAAAGATTTGTAGTATTACATCATAGTATATTATCTGAAGGTATTAATGTAGCAGGTCTTGAAGCAGCATTGTTTCTTAGATCGATGGATTACATTACTATATCACAAACAATAGGTAGAGTAATAAGAAAAGGTAGTGAATCTAAAACTTATGGTCTTGTTGTGGTTCCTTGTTATGATAAGGTAGGTATAACAACATCACGTAAAGTTGAGGCAGTTGTTGATACTGTATTCAACAAAGGTCAAGCAGCAGTATCGGTGATTACAAAATGAAAGATACAATTTTATTTGGAGATTGCAGAAAAACATTATCTGCTTTTATTGATAAACCCAGAATGTGTATTACATCTCCACCTTATTATGGATTAAGAAACTATGGAGGGGAGGATTCTCAGATAGGGTTAGAAGAATCTCCAGAAGAGTATATTCAAAACCTAGTAGAGATATTCCGAGAAGTGCGTAATCTGTTAACTGAGGATGGAACATTGTGGGTAAATATGGGTGATAGTTATTATAACTATAGACCTGGAAAAGGGCAAGGATTAGTTAAACAAACTGTATCTAAGGGTAAGAGAGATTTACCAGACAAATGTGCAAGACGAGGTAATAAATTAAAGGGATTAAAAGAAAAAGATTTGATTGGTATTCCTTGGATGTTTGCATTTGCAATGAGAGCAGATGGATGGTATTTAAGGCAGGATATTATATGGAGTAAACCTAATCCAATGCCAGAAAGTATGCGAGATAGATGCACTAAATCCCATGAATATTTGTTCCTACTAAGTAAGAACCAGAATTACTATTTTGATGTTGATTCTATTAAAGAACCCACTGTAACAGGTAAGGGTATGAAAAGGAAGCGAAGTGTTTGGAATATTAATACATCTTCATATAAAGATGCACATTTTGCTGTATATCCAGAAGAACTAATTACACCTTGTATATTAGCAGGTAGTGAAAAAGGTGATATTATTTTAGATCCATTTATAGGATCTGGAACAACAGCAAAAGTTGCAAAATCATTAGGAAGATATTACTTAGGGTGTGAATTACATGAAAATTATGGTGATTTAATCGAAAAGAGGGTTCATGGATAAGAAACAATTAAAATCAATTGCACGTTTCTATAAAGATTGTAAGCATGGATTTGCAACAGAAGATGGGTATTATGCCATCCCAATTATGGGAAGTAAAACACAATTAATGGTGTTACATGAGGGTGAATGGTTAAAGAAATGTAGAAATGAATTGTCTGCTAGAAATTATATTAAGCAATTAAGAAAGAAGAAAGGTGATAATAACCAGCCCTCTAAAGTGTTACCTTAGTGAAGGAAGCAATTCCTACAGTTTATTTTTTGACTACTTATGGCAACTCGCAGAAGATCATCCGCATCCAAATCTGCTACTGCAACTGTTAAGAAGTCTCCGCAATCTGTTACAAAAGTAACACCAACTAGAGCAAAAAGGGTAAATAAAACAACCCGATCCGCAAAAGTTGTGACTGAAACTGTAACTGAAGCACCAAAAGTTGAGACAAAAAATGTTAAGTCTCTGCTACATGATTATCCTCGTGATGGATTTTCTCTTATACTTCTCCCTCTTCTATTACTTGAAGCAGGAACAAAAGAAGGTTTAAG